TAACCATCTTTACCTTTTAATTTAGCATTTACATCAAATCGTACAGTATTTATGTAGTCCATAGCGGTATAACGTGCATTGCCAGCCTCACGCATAATCTGTGCGAACACATCAGCATGAGTTGCCACCAATAATGCATCCTCATGTGCTTGTTGCTTGATATGACCTTTAGTGCTAGTTTCTAACAGTTCACGAACCCTTGTATATACTTCATGACCTGCTTTTGTTAGGTTCATACGTAATGCAACATTCTTATCAGCTATTTCAAAGACTTTATCTTTCATAGCCTCTAAACTTTCAATCTGCATTAGCATATGTTCCATATCTGCATAATGTGCATCAGATTGTGCTAATGCATCAGCGTTACCATCAAGGTTAGCAGTTGTAGTTGCTCGGCTATACTCATAGGCTGCTCGTCTACGTTCTGCATTAGTCCGTGGTGCTCTACCGCCATTGTTAGCTTTATAATCAGTTAGCCATTGTGGTTCAATGCCAGTAGTTACCGCATCATTGATAGATTTATCTGCATTGTCAAAATCACTAGCATAGGTTTCTCTATACTGTTCTTTTAAAGTATGTAACAAATTATTGTAGTTACGCTTAATGTTGGTAGGGTCTGCCAATACCTCGTTAAGTACTTCACGATCTATATCAGATGCACCCTCAAATTCATTGCGAATAATATCATCTTTGATACGTTCCGCACGTTTTGATGTATCATCTTTCAATACAGATTTAGCCACATCGACTTCTTGCTTTGCACGTTCAAGTGTAGCTAATGACATACCGCCACGTGTAAAGTATGAAGTTTGTTTCAATGCATCTACAGTTTCATCGGATAAGTTCATTGATACTTGTGCATAGCTACCAATAGGAATTTCAACAGGTGCATCAGCCTCGATAGCTGCTTTCACTTCCTCTTGTGTAACTAAGCCATTATCAACCATATCACGGATAGCAAGTTGCCCATTTTCAGATTGTACTAATTCCGCTACATCTACATATTGTGTAGATACACCAATCTTATCGCCCTGTGCTTGTACGATTTTTCCGTACAACTCAGGGTTTTCTTTTGCGATTTTATTGGTAGTGCTATCTTTACGAACATTATCCATAATGACTGCACCATTGCGATTTTGCTCTGCTATGATTGCTGCTTGTTGTTGCTCTGGTGTCAACTTTTGAAAATCACGAAAAGCCTTTGCAGTACGCACACCGCCTACTGCACCACCGATAGCACCAAAACCAATTACCGCTGGCAACGCTTGTTTCATAGCATCAAGCGAACCAATAGCAATATCACCTACGCTATAATAACCCTCTAAGTCATTATCCTTGCGTGTTAGGTTGTGTTGTACCTTTTCATTTACATCTTGCAAACCCTCTTCAAATAGTTCAGGTACACCAGCTTTAATAGAGTTCTTAGCCATCTGTGCAACAGTTGTACCAATACCTCTATCAAAAGTTGCTGCAACATCAGTAGTGCCATTTGTAATTACTTTTGCCAATGCTGATTTAGGCGCAACATTAGTTATGCTTTTACCGATAGCTTTAGTTGCTACAAATTCGATACCAGCATCAATAGCAGCGTATGACATAGCATACTTTCTAGCCTCTTCATTAGAATATACTTGATTACCATTTGCATCTCGTTTTTGGATGAGTTCAAGGTATTTGTTACCAAAAGACATTTGATACATCTGTTCAGCCATACCAACTTGAACACCAGTACTTAAACCAGCTAATGCAGCTGGAATAGCACCAGCACCACCAGCTGGAGCAGTAGCAATAGCACCAGCCGCTGCACCTAGTGCCATACCCTCTGCAGCACGATTAGAACCCATGATAGCTTGTGCAGCCATCATGTATGCTTGACTAGCAGTTGCACCAGCTACTGTTTCCAATACATCGTACTCATCCGCTTTACGATATTTAGATAAGTTAGATTGTAACCGCTCTACCTCATCGTTAAGTTCTTGAATACGTTTAGGGTCAGTAGCAGTTGATAACTCCATACCCACTTTGCCTAGTTTGATTTGGTCGTTAATAGCCCATGTGCTTTGTTGGATGCTATCCCATACACCATATGTATCTTTTACAGATTGTAGGTTTTGTAAAGTTGTGATAGCCTCTGCGGAGTTTTTATAATTGATACCAACTAATTCAGGGTACAACTCGTATACTTCATTAAGAGTTTTACCTCGATTGATTTGTGCTGCTGCTGCCTCTGCTCGTCTGATACCATCTTGACCGCTCGCCATGATAAGGTCAGGACTAATACCTAGTGCCTCACCACTATCATATGCTGATTGCGCCCAGTCCGCTTTATTCCACAAATAGATTTGCTCTGCACGATGCATTACAGGTTGTAAGATTTCACCAGCTTTATTTACAAAGTTCTCACTCTGTTGCGGTGTAACATCAGTTTGTGTTAATGCGTTCATAGCATTCATATCAACAGTAGCAGTTGATGGGTCTTTTGTTAGCCAATCACTTACACCACTAGCTGCATTGCTAATAGCTTTACCATATGAATTGTCTGTTACTTCTTGTTGAACACCGCCCTCAAATTTTACGTTTGCGTGTGATCTAACACTAAACGTACCATTTGTCGCTTGTTCAGGTGTAATCTTATAATCACTCATTATTGTCCTAACCTTTCAGCTAATTCTGCTGGTGTTATGGTGTATTCCTCGCCTCTAGCATCTTTGTACACATAATATGGTTGTCCATCTGCACCAGTTGTGTTATACAAACCATACATACCTTGTGATGCTAGTTGTGCGTTCGTGTAAGATACTGCAGCGCCTTTACCACCAAATGTGTTTGCTAACTTACCTACACCCCAATATTTACCAGTTTCAGTTGATGCGATTGTTTGTTCTGCCACCGCATCAGCACCCCATTGTGCCATTTGTGCTGGCGATGGGTCATATCCGTTTTTCTCTCTAAACTCTTGTACTTTAGGATAAACTGCAGTTGATACCCCTTGCCATTCAACACCATCTATTTTTCTACCAGCTAAGTTTTCTATGCTACTTTTCATACCAGCCATATCAGGGGAATACTTCCCTGTACCATTTGAATACTCATCAAATTCATGGTTAATATCCGCCAGTTGTGGAGCGGTAAAATACACACCCATTTCTCCTAGGTAACTATTTAAATCGCCCATAGACTTGAATTGTCCATTAGCGATTGCAGCCTTAACCGCTAATACATTTACTGATTTAGCTTGTAATGCTTTTGCAGCTGCCTTATTTACAGAGATTTGTGCTTGGTTTAGTTGACCTTGCATCGCTCTTTGATATTCAGGATGCGTTTCCGCATAATCTTGTCGCATCTTCAATACTTCAACATCAGTTGCACCATTCTTAACCGCTGCTGCTACACGTTGTTCAATCTCTACTTTTTGGTTTTCAAGTATTTGTGCTTTACGTTTAGCCATGACTTGTAAGCGTGTTGCTACGTTACGTTGGATCATATCTTTTCGTTTTTGTGCTTCTGCTGGTGTTTCTTCCCTAGCCTTTTCGCCACCAAACAATTTTGCCTTAACTTCTTGTATATACTGACGAACACTTGGTTCATCGCCGTTACCTTGTGGCGCATCCCATGAATAGTGGTTGCCATCACCATCAATAGCATCAGGCGCTCCATCTCTCCATCTAGCACCATTACCCGGCCCAGCATACCAAGCAGCAAATGCACCCTCAACACCATACTCTTTGGCATACTCACCAAGTTTATATGCAGCAACTTTCTTTTGTGCCTCAGGGTCTGTCATGTCAGCACCAGCTATACCAGCTTGTTCACTCCATTCAGGCCAGTTGCTAGGTAATATTTGGAATAGTCCATACGCACCAGTTCTGCCATTAACCGCTCCAGCATCACCGCTACTTTCTTGCCCCATAACTGCAGCCATGAGGTCTTGAACGCTTGCATTTCCACCGCCACTAGCACCAGCGACTTTACCAAAACCACCATTAAACAATTTATCTGTAACTTTGGTTAGCAAGTCAGGGTCATTAGGGTCAAACTCACCAATAACACTATCAATCTTGCTATCATCTGATGTGGCTAATACCATTGATGCATTACGCACCTTTTGACGATAACCCATGATTTTCTCTTCATCGATTAAACCTGACATAGCAGCTTGATTGATAACCTTACTTGCACCATCTAAATCATCATCAGCCATTTTCTTTTCAATCATGGTAGTAGCAATATTCTGTTGCGCTTTCTTTACTTGTAATCTAATAGTGTTATCATCATACCCAAGATTAGATAGTTGCGCTGCCACACTACCGCTTACTTGTTTCATGGCATCATCGAATGCATCAGGACTTGCATTTACCACCGCATTATTAGATATGTTCTGTACATTCATATCTAGTGCTTTCATAGCACTATCTTCAAATTGACCTCGTACAAACTTATTGATCGTGTTTGTAGTATTAGTCATATCGTTATCTACAACTTTATTAAAAGCATTGACCGCATCATTGAATTTAAAGCCATATTTCTCGGCTATAACTTGCCTTGCTCGTTTCTCTTGGTTTTGATAATCAAGCGGAATAGTCAAAGCATTTTCGCCCTTTCGGTTCATAGCACCATTATCAGGGTTGTATAGCCAATCATTCATCATGGCATTATATTCGTTTGTTGCATTTACAACATCGGTCATTTCCTTTTGCTTTTGTATAGTCAACATTGTGTTGCCTAAATCACCAATGGCTTTTGTGAGGTTGTCCATGCCTTGCGTGTTACCGCCATAAGCCATTTCATTTACATTAGCTTGTACACCGCCATTAATTGTGTTTAAGCGTTGATTACTATCATAGCCTATTAACTTCATTAGATACCCCACCTATTATTTCTGATAGTACCTTTGGTTACGAATTTCATTTTAGGCATACCTGCAGCCTCTAGCGCATCACTAGCTGGTGAGTAGTAATTATTACCACTACCTATGCTCTTACTTGCATATTGACCTTTCAAACCATAGATACTAGATGCACCACTTAATATCGTACCTAGCATTGCCATTCTAGTTTGTTTCTTAGCGTTACTTGCCGCTGCACGTGCGGTGCTTGCCTCGTTGCGGTAGTTCATTCCATTAAGATATTCGTTATAGATACTGTTATTTTTGTTACTTTCCCAATTTTGAATATCCTTGTTGTACTCATCATAGCTAGATGCCATGAGTTGTAACGGAGTACCAGCCATCATCAAACCACTAGCACCAGTTTCTGCCGTGTTCTGTCCTTGTATAAGTCGCATCTTATCGGACATTTTATCTCGTTCTTGCAAGGCTTGGTCTGCAATTTGTTCTTGCTTGCGATCACTAATTCGTGCGTTCGCCTCTGCCACCCTTGCTTGTTGGTTGTACATGGCAGCTTGTGCCTTACCTTGTTGGTGTTGTGTAAATAATGTACCAACCATACTTGCTGCGGTTAATGCAATAGGGTTACACATTCGCATCCCCCTTTCTCAATGTGAATAAAACCATATCCCCATCGTTAATATCGTAATGAATAACCGCACCTAATGACTTTAGCCATCGAATGGTGCGGTAATTTTCTTTGTGTATGTAATTAAAAAGTACTTCCCTAGTTTGTAGCCACTCCCCAATGATATTCCTACTAACTTTCAAGAATTGTTTTTGTAGTGTCAAACTACGTTCAAAATCTTTACTCCCCAAAAAGTAAATGCAATGCATCCCATTTAATGATGTGTTTGATACCCCATAGACACATAATGATTTGTCATTATCAATTACAATGCGACTTTGATAATCTTCCCCAAGAATATCGTTTACAAAGTCATTTTCTCCATAGTTTGAATTTTTTCGATTGATATATTTGACCTCTAAGGCATCTATCGAACGTAAGTTGATATATAACTCACGAATTAACGAAACGTGCTTAGATGGGCAAATATCACATTCCATGAACATTTGGGAAACCACCGCCAATTTCTACCTCTCTTGTAACCGCTAATAGGTTAAATGGGAAAGGTTTTGAGTGTTTTATACATATTTCTGTATTTGTATTAACGCTTGTTGCTATCTTCGGTAACACGATTGCAGTATCACCAGTAAATAATGATTTAGGTTTCATGATTAAATCATCCGCATCTTCAAATGTTCGACCTACGCTACCACCATACGAACGATACAATCTCAATGCAACTCGTGTTATAGTAACCAATCTACATTGCAATGTGCCATCGTTTATTTGTTGCTCTACGCTAGGTATTTTAATTTTAGTAGTATAAGGTAACCCAACAGTAATTACATTTGCTTTTCCGTCTAATTTAATAACCCCAGTTGGTGGTACTACCCTAGATGGCATCTGTTGTCCATCTACTACTATGTCTACCATTTGCCCTACAAGATGAGGTGCGTTGATGTAATCAGTATTAATAGAGTTAGCGACTTTAACATAGCAATCTAGGAACACATCGGAATTATCTTCTGTGTATAGAGGAATACTACGTTCAATGCATTTCACACTTTTATTATTGATAACACGATCTACTACAAAATAGATTGTGTCTTGTTCACCCTCTGCCACGCTCTCAACATATCGGTATTTGCCATTAGTAACAAAGTGCGACCAGCCATATACCTTTTGTTCAGGTATGTAGGTTAAACAGTTAAGTTGTCCATCATCTCGAACATAGTAAATAATACTGTCAGGGTCTTGTGCATAAGCACTTGTAACTGCCACATGACCTTTAACCAATGTTTTAACAAACAATGTAAGGTCTTGCCCTGTGTAGTTATCGCTCTCGTAAGAGTAACCCATATCACGAACAGTACCGCCACGCTCTTGAACGAATACGCATCTATTACCGATAAACTGTGGTTCGCATTTTAACGCACCACGTTGTGTTTGTGTTTTAAGGTAACAGTTAGTAGGTGTAATAGTCTTACTACCATCTACTATCCACTCATTACCGCTAGTTAAAACAATTAAGTCATTAGCTGGTACAAGGTGTCTAATCTCATACATCTTGCGGTTGATTACTGGTAGTGTGATTGCGCTATCATCTGTGATTGTACCGCCTACTTTTTCAACACCAAAATTAGGATAATCACCAGTACGGCTAAACCAAATATAGTTAGGCTTGCTATCAGTAGCAGCAACTACAAAACGATCTTGATAGAATGTACATAATTTAGGATAACCTCTACCCCTATTCCAACTGCCTAACTTCCATTGGTGGCTAGGTTCACCCTCTTTAATACCATTCAGAACATTAACCTTTGCATTCTTAGCATCAGTTACGCTTTTAATCTCAACGATACCATATTGAGTGAACGGCATAATAGATAAGTCGCAATTCACAGAACCACTCTTAATATCCGATACATATTTAAGCCTTGCTCCAGCCTCTATCTTTCCTGTATCAGTAACATTGTAGTCATTCTTAGATGTGTACGTTCTGTAGTCTTTCCATGTTTGCCCATCGTTGTTAGAAATCTGTAATTTAACTGTACCTTCCCATGTGCCGTGTGTTGTGAATTTCCATGATAACTCTGTATCGGTACTGTACGAGTCAACATTGTAATTGATATTGTTGTAGGTTTTTTCGATAGTCTGTGCTTGCATATAGCGTTTTACTTTTTTCTCTACCACTTCGCCAGCTGACTTAGTATGTACCGCCTCAACGTAATATGCAATCTGAATAACACTACCTACCATATCAGATGTAAATAGATCTTTAGTCGATGTGATTGTATCACCGCTAACAGTCAATGTATGCCCATTATCGGTATTAATATCATCGTAAGGTTGCTCGGTTAGTTTGTATGCACTCATTCGCCAGCCAGTATCACTATATCGTGATAGCGTTTGAATAGGGTACTTACCACTACAAATGAACATTACATCGCCACTTTGGATGCAGTTTAATTCGCCTACAACGTCCGCCTCAAATGGTGTTGATACCTCAACATTTGTATATACACCATTTCGCCATACTCTAACATACCTATCACCAAATTCAAGCATGAATGATTGGTTCTTATTGGTGGTAAATTCAAACAGTCTAACAGGTTTATCATTGTACTTAGCGTAACCAATAAACTGCGAACCTTGCCTACGTGCCACCGCTCCATAAGGTCTGATTACCGCATTTTCAGCAAGCAGTAATGCACTTTTATATTGCTCAAGGTCAAATCGACTAGATACATCAGGCGATACCTCGCCTGTAGTAAATGCGACTTGTCCGATAAACATCGGTTGCATATTACCAACTCCTTGCTTTCAAATAGCTAGATACATAAGGCATATCTAGTCTACGTTCTTTTGCGCTCATAGATTTTGCCTCTTGTAATGCTGCTTGATATAACTTGTACGATTGGTCGAATAAACCGCTATTGCCTGTTAGTGGCATTGCTAAATCAGATGCCATCTTACACACCAATGCTTTAACAAATATAGGGTTCATTACATCAGCATCGGTTATATCGTACACATAATCAATATGCATTAGTGGTACATCAGATACGATGTACTTTGTATTGTTATCAGTTAGGTAAACATCATATTCACGTTGCTTTTCCGCTCGGTATCGTTCACCCTGTGGAATTACCGCAAGGATGCGAACACATTTTTCAGGATATGCATACACATAACCCCAACCATCAATCTTATGTTCAGATAACACCGCACGTTCACGTTTTCGTGCAAAGTTCCATTCATATTGTTCTAACAATACTTTTCTTGTTAGATCATAATGCAATCTGCATTGTCTAGCAGGTTCGTTTTCTTCTGCAATAGAACGTATTCGACCAGCATTGATAAGCGATAATGCTTGATTGCAAATATCAGTAGGTGTCATACTCTCACCTCTCTATAAAAAAAGAGGGATGCATAAGCACCCCTCGTTCAATTATTCAGCAGTTTCTTCCGCTTTTTTACCACGTTTCTTTGGTGTAGGTTCTACAGTTTCTTCCGCAGGTTCTACCGTTGGTTCATCAACTTCAACCGGAATACCCTCAAAAGTTTCATGACCAAACTGTTCAATGATTTCTGCAGAAACATCAATTTCTACACCCTCATCAACAACACCAAAATCGCACAAGTAAATTTTCTTTTTAGTTGTTACTAACATAGTTACCCCCATTAAATTGTATTCGCATCAAACACCAAGAATGCAGAAATAGCGCCAGCAGTCATATTGTTAGCGTTAATTCTGATATACTCTTTTGCACCTTGTCCTAAACGTGTAACAATCTCTGTACCTGCTTTAGCGTTTGCAGGCAACGTAATGCCATGAAGTAAAACTGCATTAGCCATATTTTCTTTATCAGAGGTATACACATTGAATAAAGGTGTACCAGTTACATCTTTTTCAAGGCGAATTACAAGCCAAGGTGCAACATATGCATTACCAGCACCACCATTATAAACAACGTCGGAATTTGTGTTTGTAGTAATATCTTTACGTAAGAAAAACGTATTATCTTTATCTAACATCATAAGTAGTTACCCCCTTAAATTATCGTACTTGTTGTTCGCCAATGATCAATGCATCAGTTCGTCTAACTGGTGTACCATTGAAATCAACTGTAATTTTACCCGGCTCTTCACCAGCTGCAGTTTGGTATTTATGCCCCTCGTTAAGTTGTTTACGCAAGAAACCACGAACAGTTTTATTCATGTACCAAACTGGTCTACCCATACCTAGGTTAGGCACTTTTTCTTCTGCATCAATCATTATGTCGATTAAATCAGCACCAGTGGATGCATCCTTTTTAAGTTTAGTAACATCAATGTTTGCAATGCGAACCACATATCTCCAATCACGAACAGTTAAGCCGTTTTTCCATTGGTAGTGTGTTTGGTATGCTTTATACTTTTTACCCTCTGTTGTTGTTACATCAACAACACCATCATCTTCCATTTCAAAGCCAGCTTTAGAACCTTTTGGATAAATACCATGTACTGTATTAGGACTCCACACCACAAGCCAAATAGATGTTAAGTTCGCACCAGTACCGCCAGCATCAATAATGTTTTCACCACTTTTAGCGGTTTTGTCAGAATAACGTGGTGTCAAACCAATAAACTTTTCTGGCATTGCTTTAGAACCATAGAATAGAGTGGATGCCATTTCTTGGTTCATTGCTTCTAGGAATGCACGATCTTCTTGTAAACGGAATTCTTTTGCGTTGTTAGCAATCTTTGCCAATTCACGGTCAACAACTGCATACGCCTCTAGCATACCGCAAGTGTCAGTAGCTTGTGCAGTTGCAGATTTACTAGGTTCTACACCATCATTAAACACACGCCATGCAACTTTAGGTAAGCCAGTTCGTACTGTAGATACATTACCAGTAGGTAAGTTACCCTCTAGCATAGTCATATCTGTTAAAACTTCGTTTGTTTGGTTCATCATCTCAACAATTTTGTCAAGATTACCATCACCTGTCATACGTTTTGCAACGTCTAAAATAGTTGGGTTCATAGTTCCGATTGCCATTAATTAATCTCCTTTTACATATCCTTATAAATTCGATTTGCTAATTCTTGTTCAGTTGTAATTTCTGTAGCTGGCTTGCTATTGCTTGTATTGCTATCTTCACCAGCCATGCCAGCGATCTGCGCAAACAACTGAATTAACTCAACACGATTTCCTAAACCATTTTCAGCTAAAATTTCACGAATGTTTGGGATAGATTTTTCTACTACTTCTACACCTGCGCCTGCCTTAGCTACAGTTTCATCGTATTTATTACCTAATACCTCTTTTGTGTGTTCTACGTAGTTGTTATACTGTTCTACCAAAGCCTCTTGCCTTTTAGCTTCATAAGCAGTTACAAGATCAGTAGCATACTTGTTACCAAATTTAGCTAACTCTACCGCCTGCTCTTGCGTAGCACCTACACCATTAAGCATTTTAGAAAACTCATCTGCGATTGTTTGGTCTACTTCACCACTTTCAAATGCTTTTGTGAAATCATAAACAACAGGTTCTGCAGGTGGTTCTTGGTTACCGCTTGTGTCAGTACCACCACCTAAGATTGTTCCTTGTTGTTCTTGTGTATTCGTGTCTTGTGGTGTACCACTTTCCGCACTCATTGTGTTATCATTCGTGCCTTGTTCTAATTCTTCTGCCATGTGGTTTATTCACCTTTCTCTTTTAATGCCTCAAATAATTTTTGTTGTTCGATATATTCCAGTTGTGCTTGATGATATTTCTTTACACCCTCCACACCATCACCAATTTGTCCTAGCATATTCATGTATGCTAAACCTACTTTTCGTTTACCCTCGTTAAAGAATGTTTCAGAATTACCAGTAAACGATTGTTTCAATATGTCGGTTCGGTCTAAAAGCCTACAAAAAAACCACCTACCAAGTTCAGTACTTAGTACGTGGTTAAGTGCATCAATATCACGATCACGAATATATTCTTGTTTTGTTTTACTCATCTACACCCCCATACCCATTAACTGTTGCATTACTGGGTTTCCATCATTGGCTGCATCTGTTGCTTGTTTAGCAGCACCAGCCATTTGAGGTGCTAATTGTGCCATTTGTAATGCTTGTGCTTGTTCTTCTTGCTCTTGTTGTGCTTGTTCTTGTTCTTCCATAAGTGCTTTATACTCATCATTGGAACGAATAACCTTAATTGGTACACCAAGATTTACACCATAGATGTCAGCTGCCTCTTCAAAGTTGAATTTCTGAACGATGTTAGCATTGCCCTGTGCTAATGACATAATGAATGCATAGTACTGTTCAATATTAACCAAGGATGACATTTTCTGTGCTTGTGCTAATGGTGAAATGTATTCAATCTTCACATCCAAACCATTTAGCATTTCCGCTGCTTCATCGTCAATCGGTGGAAATATTCCAGCTCTATCCAAGATGCCATAAGTACGTTCAATGATTGGGTTCAAGAACTCACTTTGTAAGCGTTCAACTACAGGACCTAATTGTTGCATCTTTTCTTGTGTACGCTCCATAACCTCACGTGCGGTCATTTTCCCTGCATCAAGGTTATCAAGCATCAAGAATAAGTCAGCACTATAGGCACGTTTAATACTTTCAGATACAAACTGTATCTTAGCTTGTACATTCGCAACATCAATGCCTACATTAAAGATTGGTTCTACCTTTTCGTTAGTATCAACTTCCGTTACACCACCCGGAAATAGATTTACGCTACCAATAACACCAGATGATGCACTCATAGGTGGTTTAATACCCAGTTCAATAGCCGTTACTAAGTCTTTCTCTAAGAGTTGTAACATCTGTGCATCTGACTGTGCGAACCATGCACACCCTTTACCATAACCGCTTAGATCATGTGTAGTGTGTCTTGCAATCGGTATCGCCCACTCCTCAAACCCACTATGTCGCAAAATTTCATCTGTGTTGCTATCCTCGCACCAGTAGATAGATGAATAAGGCATATTCTTATTGCCTAGTTTTCCGTTGCGGTCTTTGTTAGGCAATACAAACCAACATACAATAAATGTACTTGCATTACCCTTACCCTCATCATAAGCACGTTTAACTTTATCAGGGCAAGCGTTATACCCAAATTCCTCAACCAACTGGTCAGCAGTCATTCGGTACTTGCGACCAAATGTATTTACATCACCATTACTACCACACTCTAATGCATATGTACCAATAGGATAAGATGTAAATCGTACACCTACTTTTGCATCTGGCATGATACTCATAGGCGATTGACCAAACGGCAACTCCATATAGGTTTGGTGTACTGTGTTATAAAAGTTAGACTTAGCAAATACTGCGTACAATATTTGTTCTCTATCATCTAACACTTCCGCTACCTTACTATTAGCAGCTAATTCAGCATTCTCTAACGTGAGTTTAAACCACTTTCTACTAGGCGGTGTCATACCGCTCATAACGCCACTAGCGAATATTTGGCAACTTTCCCAAGCTACACCGTTATTAATTTTATCGGTGTAGACTTTCGATTGGTCTTGCTCATCATCGAACACCCCAAGGAAAGGTAGTTGATAATCTCGAATATCTTTCCACCTAGAAATGTACTTTTGACGATTATCGAACATCGCATTAAACTTCGCCTTAATTTTCGTGTAATCACGTTTTTTAGGTTCTGTGTTAGTTGGTTGTCTAGCAAGCGTTGATAGGATAGTTCCTTGCATATCTAACCCCCTAATGTTGTTTTAGTGCCAGTTGCCGTAGATAAGATAGTACTTTCAAAACCTTTCTTACCTTTCTTTTTCTTTGCATACCAATCTTCACCAGTTGTTGTAGTAGCATCATCCGTTTGTACAGTTGGTGCTGGTGCTGGCATTGGTGTGTTCGGCATCCTATTTTTCATGCACATTTAATCACCCCTTATCTTTTAAATGGATCATACTCAGTGTTAGCATGAACCCTACTCCCAACATTCACTTTTTTAGTGACCCTGAACGCAAAGGTCAAGGCTAATGCATCGCCCTTATTCGGTGATGGTAAGCCACGTTCTTTCATATCCTTTTTACTTTCAAGTTGTATTCGTCCATTCTTATCAATGATAGCCTCAGGTCCTACAATATCATCATAGAGTGCTTGGTCATTAGGTGGAATAGACCCCCCCTCTTTTAGCCATTCTTTCATCTCACCCCATATATACGCTCTCATATTGAGATACATATTATTAGGGCTAGCACCACCAAAGGCAACTAACCGCCATCGTCTACCCATTGACTTACCGATACTATAAATACCTGTGCCGTAGCCTTGGTCAATGAACACCGCATCTGCTTTGTATTCATCCTCAAATTGTGCGATGAGTTGTGCTATACGCATATCATCATCATTCTTTTCAATAGTTGCTAGGCACTTCATGGAGTAGCCGTTACGCATTACAATTTCTAATGTATCCCCGCCAGTCCATGCTGGGTCAACACCAATGATCGTTGGTAAGTTATTAAACTGTCCAACTTTGTATACTCGTTTCTGTGCCTCATCTGCTATTGATGCGGATATAAATTGTGTATCAGAGGCACTAGGGAATATACCTCTAACACGAATTTTTACAAAATCGCTATCTTCCCCATAGAGTTCGACCCATTCATTTAGCAAAACTTTGTTTGAAACTTTAACAGTTCTACTATCAATTTGTTCTGTGTGCCAGTAATTGCGATACTTCCTAAAACATTCTCTAAAACGTCCACTATTTTTAGTAGGGTTTCCAAATGCACACCATATAATTTCTGTTTCCTTATCCGTTAAAGCACCCTCTGCAACTTCCCAAATAATATCTGCTATAGAAGATGCCTCATCAAATATGATAAGGATACGATTTCCTTGGTTATGTAGACCGGCGAATGCATCAGGGTTGCTTTCCGACCACGGAATAGCATCTATCCGCCATGTTTTCTCGTACTGTTTATCAGCACTAAACAACGCAGTAGCGGTATAAACAAACAACTCTTTAGCTATAAATAGGTTGTACCATTTACTCAACTCCGCCCATGTTTTAGACGATAGCTGTTTTTCTGTATTAGCAGTAACTACACCTCTTGTATTTTCGTGTGTAGCCATAGCAAATAAAATAAGAAACGATACTAATGTTGATTTTCCGATGCCATGACCTGATGCAATCGCAATTTTAATCGCCTTTGAAAGGCTTTTACCTTTCTTTAATTCATCCCCAATCTTTCTTAAGATTTTAATTTGCCATTCATCAGGACCATCAAAGTTTTCTAAAGGTGTACCTTTTTCACCCCAAGGGAATGCGAAATATACAAAGCCTAATGGATCATGAGTGAACGAACCCAATGCATCAATCAGTTGTGCCTTGTTGTACTTCATCAGATTTCACCCTTGCTTGTTTCATTCGGTCTGATATATCAATCTCTATTTCTGCATCTAGTTTCACTTTATCGGTAAATAGCATATGCCGTTTACCTAGGAGTTCTGCTGCTTTCGTTTTATCAGCAACAGATACATCTAAACCAAACGCATCTTTTTCTTCGCCACGCACAACCCTAGTCAGATATTCCAACACTTCATCAGCCGTTGCGATTGTGTCTTTGCTACGTTCGTTCATTACTGCATCTATATATTGGCGCACGTTTATTTTTGTTAATAACTGACTACCCTTACTTCTTGCCGTCTTTTCTGAATATCCAGCAGTAATTGCGCTTTGTGTTCCGTTGGTGGTCTTAACGTATTCATCAGCGAATATGCGTTCTTTCTTAGTTAGTTTTTGTGCTAATTCTTCTATATTCGTCAATGTTACTCACCACCTTTATATGTTCTAACTAAAAAAAGTAACACCTCGTGTTGCTTGGTGCTACTGTACTCACTTTCTTTCTTATAGAGTTGTTTCTCTTTAAAGGTCTTACCCTTTTTGTACTTGTGAGGGAATGTTAGTTTATATTCCTCTTCCGTGTACATTCTACTGACAATATATATCTTGCAAGGCTTATCGTATTTACTCCATGATTGCCTTGTGTCTACTACATATCGTCTACCATTCATCTGTAATGCGGTTAATAGCTTTCTTATTGTTGGTTGGTAATTCACATCCAACACCACACAATACCGATTAATATTAGTACTGCACATACGATAGCTAAACAATCAATGATCGTTAGCATTTTATCTCCACGATGCTCATATGCGTATTTCGCTTTGGCTTGTAGGTCTTTATTCTTCAAGTCCTTTGCAGCACGTTTGAATAAATCTCTATCTTCTAAGAATTGTTTAATTGCATTAATCATTTAAGCACTTCGCCACCTTTCCTTTTTAATTTGCCATGCGACCTAACGCATAACCCATAATTACATTTACTTGCACCGCCACAGGTGATATATGTTTGACACAGTCCGTCATACTCTATTGTCTTTGCGGTACATATGCCATTCTTATTGTTAAGGCATTTCTTTTTACAACACATTACATCTGTCATAATCTCCCCTTTATGATAGATTTATGCAAGAAATGGAGTATATCGCCGTGGATATACCCCATTTTGTGATAAATTTATTCTGTTTTACTGTATTAATCACTCAAAACTAGGTGCGTTGATGATATGACAATTTATACTATTTTCTGAGGTTCAACTATGAATAAGGAAAAACAAAGTTGGAAAAGAGAAACACACCTAGTTTTCAATGATCATTACACACTCAATACCAGTAGCTAACATTTTGATGAATTATATCAGTTGTTAGGCTAAGTAATAACAAGTTATGAATGGAGGTCGCTAGCTACCAGTATTCAATGTGTAACCAATAAAGGGTAAGTTCGTATCTATGAAAGTGATAATGTATAAGCTCTAAAGTGAAGATATTCGACTTACCCTATATCAGTTTGCAGTAGTTCTACATATAAAGTTTTTGTCTTAACACTTACTTTCAAATTGAAATTAGAAAAAAGTATAGTGTTTCACTCACCAAATCAAATATGGTTGCGCTGCTACTCTGCGACCGTTAG